TAAAAGTTGAAGAGCCTGACAAATCATGGTTTCAAAAATTAAGGGAGAAGATTGGGTTCAATGAAGGTGGACCCGTGTATAAAAAAATGGCGTATAATTCCATAGAAAAGGCGATTAGATAATGGCAAGAGAATTACCGATTAGACCCGAAGTGGAAGAGGACTTGGTCGTTGAGGAATCAGCGGCAGTTCAGATTAAACCAGTGGGAGAAGCGCTCCAGGAAGACGTGGAAATGATGGAGGATGGCTCAGCCATCGTCAATCCGGATCCTATATCCGCGGCGCAGGGTGACTTCGGCGTCAACCTGGCGGAAATTGTTCCCGAAGGGGAGCTCACGACACTGGCCAATGACTTATCCGGAAACTATGAGGAGGACAAGTCAAGCAGGGGAGATTGGGAAAAGGCCTACGTGGATGGATTGGATCTTCTGGGATTCAAGTACACCGACCGGACACAGCCCTTCACGGGCGCAAGTTCCGTCACCCATCCGCTCTTAGCGGAGACCGTTACCCAATTTCAAGCACAAGCATATAAGGAATTACTCCCTGCCGACGGGCCGGTGAGAACACAGATTGTTGGCGAGATTACTCCTGAAGTTCAGGATCAGGCCAACAGAGTAAAAGACTTCATGAACTATCAGATCATGGATGTCATGGAAGAGTATGATCCCAATATGGATCAATTGCTCTTCTTCCTCCCGCTCGCTGGCAGTGCGTTTAAGAAGGTCTATTATTCAGATCTCAAACAACGCGCTGTCGCCGAGTTTATACCAGCGGAAGACATTGTTCTTCCCTATTTAACAACCGAGATTCAATCGTGCGAACGCATTTGTCACGTCGTGACGATGATGGATAATGAACTGCGCAAGAAGCAGGCTTCCGGATTCTTCCGTGACATTGACATTCAGCCGGGGCTGCCGACTGACAGCGACATTCAAAATAAATATAATGATTTAGAGGGAACGAATGAGGAAACGTTGATGGACACCTACAATCTTCTGGAGTTTCACGTGGACTTGGACCTGGCGGGATTTGAAGATCCAAGCGGCGTCAAGGTTCCCTACATTGTCACCATTGACAAAGACTCGCAAAAGGTGTTGGCCATTTATAGAAACTGGAAACCCGATGACCCCCTTAAAAAGAAAAATCAATATTTTGTCCATTACAAGTTTTTACCTGGCCTTGGCTTTTACGGCTTTGGCCTTATCCACATGCTCGGAGGTCTCTCAAGAACTGCGACAGCAGCCCTTAGACAGCTTATCGATGCAGGTACGCTGTCCAATCTCCCTGCCGGATTTAAAGCTCGGGGACTGCGTATTAGGGACGATGACAATCCACTCCAACCAGGAGAGTTCCGGGATGTAGACGCGCCAAGCGGCAATCTCCGGGAAGGATTAGTTCCTCTGCCCTACAAGGGACCCGATGCGGTCTTGTTCCAGCTTCTAGGATTTGTCGTCCAGGCGGGACAAAAGTTCGCGGCCATCGCTGATCAGAAGATAGGCGAGGGCTCACAGGCCAATCCTGTGGGAACGACGATGGCGCTCATTGAGCGCGGAACGAAAGTGATGAACGCGATTCACAAGCGTTTGCATTATTCACAAAAAATAGAATTCAAATTACTGGCTAAGGTATTTCAATTGTACCTGCCTCCTGAATATCCATTTATGGTCAAGGGGGGAAACAGGCAGGTTAAAGTAACTGATTTCGATGACAGGGTGGACATCATTCCTGTCTCTGATCCGAATATTTTCTCAATGGCACAGCGTGTCACGCTGGCCCAAACCCAGATGCAGATGGCGCAGGCAGCTCCTGAGTTGCATAATATGTATGAAGCCTACAGGCGCATGTATATGGCGCTCGGGGTGAGGGACATTGACATTATTTTACCGCAGCCACCGCAACCGGCACCGATTGATCCGGCCAGGGAAAATTCCAATGCAATGCAGGGACAAAAATTAAATGCTTTTCCACGACAAGATCACAAGGCGCACATAGACGCGCACAGGGCCTTTATGAGCTCTTTCCTTGTTCGTCAGAATCCACAAGTGATGGGGGTTCTGCAGTCTCATATTTCCGAGCATATTTCTTTAATGGCTACGGAGGAGATTGAACAATTAATGGCTAAGGAATTACAGGAAGTTCAAGCGATGTTGCAAGAGGCTCAACAAGATCCACAGCGAATGCAACAGGCCCAAAGGGTCGCGCAGGAAGCTGAAGTAGCTAAAGCGAAGCAGGTGGCCACTCGTATTGCAGAGATTACTGATAAAATGCTAGAAGAAGAGGAAGAAATGCTTGAGCAACGCTCGCAGGATCCTCTGGTTGACTTAAAACAGCAGGAAATTGACTTGAGAGAAAAAGACATCCAGCGCAAAGCGATGGAGGAACAGCAAAAACTAGACTTCCAGGATAAAAAACTGGGACAGAACACGGACATGCAAAAAGAAAAAATACAAAGCCAGGAAGATATTGCACAATTGAGAGCAAATGTTAATCTGGAGAAGATGGATAAAACCATAAAAGATAAAAAAACGGACTTGAAAGAGACTGAAATTCGTCGAGGGAGACAGTAATGACTAAATTAAGTATGCAGCAAATTAAAAATTTGCAGACGCAAATGCGTCTGCAGAAGTTAAAGAAAAGACGCGATGCGGAGCTCATTGATCCAGCGGGATTGAACAAGTTAATAATGGGGCGCCTGGCGAAAAGCAAGAAACTGAAACGGCCTAATGTTAACCCTTTGCAAATGGCAGCTAAAGGAGGTAGTATGAGCACGAAAGCTGCTTTTCGTGAAGTTAATCGTAACGAACCGAAGGCTGTGGCGAAAACAAGGAAAAAACATGGCAGAAAAAGAGCCCAAAAACAAAAAATTGCAATTGCTCTTAGTAAAGCTGGCAGGAGCCGACGTCGTGGTTGAGGAGCATCAAAAAGAAATAGATCTTATCTTGCACAAGTGCTATGACCTGGTACATCATTGTCTCAATGAAAAAGTTTCAAAAGATCCAATGATGATCGGCGCAGCATTCATGACCGCAGCTCGACAAATGTATCTCGATACCGTCGGGCCGGAGCAAACTCAACAGTTGTTCCAAGTATTCACCGACCAAGTAAATGGTCATAACAATTATACGATACATTAATGAAGAAAATAAAAAGATTAACACTGACAATCCCTCCGAAACGAGGTCCGATGCCCCAGGGCGTCAAGATAAACTATGCGAAACAAGGACCAAAAATTATTAAAGGAGGTTACAATGGGTAAAAACAATGTTACAAGTCTGACAGGTGTGAAACCAAGTAACGATTGGAAGCGGGGAAGCGGTAAGGCGGAACCGGGGAAGATCTTGAAAGGAAATTCATACGCCCGAAAAGGAACACTCTCCACGACTAAGGCGGAGAAAATAACTGTTCCTCAGTTTCCCCTAAAAACCAAACTCACTAAAGGACAGATGGGCGCGGCGATTAAGGGCGGCAAGTATGAATGGACATAGGAGGCTAGTATGAAACTTTTAAAAGATATTTGGGCTTGGCTCAAGGAGTGGAATGACTGGGGAATGAAGGACTGGCTGAAAGCTGGAATTTTAGTCGCCGTTGTTCTGTTTATTCTTTGGAAGATGTCAGGCGCGGGCGCGTAGATAAATGCTGAATCTTCTATCAGGACTATTAGGAGGCAAGGGCGGTGCGCTGAAACACATTTCCAGCGTGATCGACGATTTGCATACTTCAGAGGAAGAAAAACTTGATAAGAAGATTTTAATGCAGCGCATTCAGCAGAAGCTTGCGGAGAAACAGATTGACGTCAACATAAAAGAAGGCCAGCACAAATCGATTTTTGTTGCGGGCTGGAGGCCGATGATCGGCTGGACGGGGGCTTTCGCCCTCATCTTTGAGTTCATCGTCTCCCCAGGAATAGAATGGTACGCAAAGTTTTCAGGACTGGAATTAACCGCTCCTGAGATTCAAACTGGCCCCTTGCTGGCCATTGTCACTTCAATGCTCGGAGTCGCCGGGCTCAGAAGTTTCGAGAAGAGCAAAGGACTAACCAAATAGGAGGTTATTATGGTTGGAAAAGTGACTACTAGAGGACAAGGCGTTATTATGCCTGGTCGTAAAACTGTTACTACCACTTATGCCAAGGGTGGAAAAGTAGGAAAGAAAAAACAAGGCTACAAAGCTCGAAAAGATGAATCGATTGCTATGCGTGTCAGAAAAAAACGTACGAAAAAACAACTGAAAGCAAGCAGGGATGAGTCTTACGGCAAATGGGGCAAAGGCAAAGGCAAAGGAAAGATTAACAAGTAATGAAAATCGTGGTCAATAATGGCTAGCACAATTTCAAATGTTACCTTAAACGTACAAGTGACGGAAGCGGTGGTACTCAACAATGAGGATCACGGCTCGACAAACTCTGTCGCCATCACGGGCGTTAATGAAGTGTCGAAGCGTATTATGAGTTTAACGGCGAACACTGATATTACGTTGGCCACATTTTCAACTGTTCCTGCGGCAGGGCAATTTGTCAGCGCGAATGTCAAGTATGTCCGCATTACGAATTTGGATGACGCGAACTCCTGTAATATTAACTTGGGAGGCGCGGCTGAAAATGTATGGATATACCTGGACTGGGGAAGATCTTTGATTCTTTCACAGCCGGCAAGCGCGATTGATGCTGTGGCGAGCGGAACCGTGGCGACGGCTTCATTAGCTGACGTGACGACAATTACCGGTAATACCGCAAATGCTTCAAATATAATTGATGTGGAGGTTTTTGTTGCTTCTAGTTAATGGCCTATCCTAAAAAGCACAGGGGACGGCGCAAGATTGGGTCAAAAAAACGCCGAAACAAGAGACGCATTCGCTTAGGAATGCGCATTAGAAAGAGGAAAAAATAAAATGGATGGAATACATCTGGCAGAATTAATTTATAGAGCCATTAGAACTAAAAAAGAACATATCACTGAAATCACGATGCAAGGGGTTGAAGACTTCCCAAAATATAAATATATGGTGGGGCAACTTCATTCTTTAGAAGGTTTAGAACAAGATTTAAGGGATATTATGAAAAGGGAGGATGCAGATGAGTAAATTAATTGTGCCAGAACACGTTGCTATTGCACGTGAAAAGAAAAAACAGGAAGAGGAAATGTCAAAGGTTCCTACTCCCACAGGTTGGAGAATTGTCATTTTACCTCATAAAGGTGTTGAAAAAACCAAGGGAGGTGTGATACTGTCTGATCAGCTTATTCAAGAACAGCAATGGACCACAAATGTTGGATTAGTTCTAAAATTGGGTCCACTGGCGTACAAGGATAAGAAAAAATTCCCAACAGGCCCTTGGTGCAAGGAGCAGGATTGGGTGATCTTTGCCAGGTATGCTGGTTCAAGATTAAAAATTGACGGCGGGGAACTTCGGATCCTTAATGATGATGAAATACTCGGCGTTGTGAACAGTCCAGAAGATGTGTTGAACGCGTCTCTGCACTCATAATCATAGAGGAGTATAACTATGCCAGAACCGCAACAAAAACTTGGTAATATTGACAAGCCTATTGTTGACATTGACACATCCGGCCCAGGCGTGGATGTTCAAATAGATGAAAAAAAGGACGAAACAGGCGAAGCAAACGTGGAAGTTCAAGAAAATACAGCCGAAAAAATTGTTGAAGCGCCAACGAAAAAAGATGAATTAGATTCTGTCAGTGACAGCGTTCAAAAAAGAATTGATCGCCTGACCTGGAAAGTGCGTGAGGCGGAGAGACGTGAAAAAGCGGCTACCGATTATGCGAAATCTGTTCAATTTAAACTTAAAGAGAATGAAACTAAACTTACAAGACTCGATGATGGATATACAAGTGAATTTAAAAATCGTGTTGAATCTCAAATTGCCACGGCCAAAGATAAATTAAAATTGGCCATTAATGCAGGGGACGCCGAGAACCAGGCAGAAGCCCAGGCAATTTTAGCAAAATTAGCTGTTGATCAGCAACAGTTGGAAAAATTTGAAGCTCGAAAACCTAAAGCTCCTGCAGAAGGAACACCGGTAGCGCAACCTGCCGCAGCTCCACCTGTAGCACCGGCTCCAGCTCCGCCTGATCCAAAGGCGCAAGCGTGGGCGCAAAAGAATGCGTGGTTCGGAAAAGATGATGCAATGACCTATACGGCCTATGCATTACATAAGAAGCTGACAGAGCAAGAAGGATTTGACCCGAGCAGCGATGAGTACTATAGTGAAATTGATAATCGAATAAAAAAAGAGTTTCCCCATAAATTTGGGGATAATACATTCAGCGGCGACAAACCCGTCCAGGCTGTCGCTTCTGCATCCCGAACATCAAGCAAATCTGGACGCAAAACCGTAAAGTTATCACCGAGCCAGGTCGCGATTGCGAAGAAACTCGGAGTGTCTTTACAAGAGTATGCCAAATACGTGAAGGAGTAGGCTATGACAAAAATTAAAAAAAAATCTCCTGCTAAAGCAACTTTAGCAGATATAGAGATCGAAGAAGATATTGTTGTTGACAAGGCTCCCCGCAATGCCAATCTACGTGAAAAGGAAACTAGAACCGTGGACTGGAGACCACCGAATAATTTGGAGGCACCTCCTGCGCCTGACGGCTTTAAACACCGTTGGTTAAGGGCTAGTGCCAGGGGATATGAAGATAACCAAAATATTATCGGTCGTTTACGACAGGGCTATGTGCTCGTTCGTGCCGACGAATATCCTGACTGGGACCTCCCAACTCAAGAAGATGGGAAACATGCAGGTGTTATTGGAATTGGTGGGTTATTGCTTGCTCGTGTTCCTTTGGAAGTTGTAGAAGCGCGTAATAAATATTACACGCGACAAACAACAGACCAAATGGACGCTGTGGATAGAGATCTATTCAAAGAAGAGCATAAAAGCATGCCGATCCATAAGGAGAGGCAAAGTCGTGTAACTTTTGGGGGAACTAGAGGAAAGAATGAGTCTGGAACCTAGGGAACTCGAACATTATAGGAGTAAATTATGGCTAATATAGATGCCGTATTCGGGCTTCGTCCAGCGAAAATGCTTGGCGCAGCTTACAATACGTCAGGATTTAGCACCTATAAAATGGGAACCGGCGAAGGCAATAATATCTTTACAGGCAGTCTTGTGGTTTTGCAAGCGAACGGAATGATTACAATAGCAACGGATAATACCAGTGCTAACATTCTAGGTGTTTGTGGAGGATTTTATTATGACAATGCTCAGGGTGAACCAACTTTTGGTCCATACTGGCCTGCGTCAACTGAAACGTATAACGAAACTGATGTGCAAGTGAAAGTCTATGACGATCCTAACACATTGTTTGAAATACAATCAGTAGCTGGGACCACCGGTCAAGCCGTTATAGGGGCAAACGCCAATACTTCGGGAAATGCAAACGGAAGTACGACTTCAGGTTTAAGTTCATGCTACATTGATGCACCAAACGCTGCAGCAACGGCTGAACAGTTGAGAATTGTGGATGTAACCGCTGATGTCGACAATAATGATTTATCGTCTAACAACGTAAATCTTGTTGTAAGAATCAACGAGTCTGCGTACACAACCTTAACAGGAACATAATAGGAGTATAAGATATGGCTATATCACGATCGCAGCTCGTCAAAGAGCTGGAGCCAGGTTTGAATGCCCTATTTGGCCTGGAGTACGAACGCTATGACCGTGAGCATGAAGAGATCTACTCAATTGAATCATCTGACCGTGCATTCGAAGAAGAAGTAATGCTCGTTGGCTTTGGTAGTGCTGGTGTGAAACCGGAAGGCAGCTCGATCGCTTATGATCAAGCGCAAGAGGCTTTCACCGCACGCTACGTCAACGAAACTATTGCTTTGGCTTTCGCAATCACTGAAGAGGCAATTGAGGACAATTTGTATGATAGGCTTTCAGCCCGTTATACAAGAGCTCTTGCTCGATCAATGGCGAATACAAAACAAGTTAAAGGAGCAGCAACTTTAAACAACGCATTTAGCGCCAGTTATCTTGGTGGTGACGGTTCTATGCTTTGTACTACTAACCATGCGACAACGCAGGGTGGTACATGGGCAAACAGACCAACTACTGATGCTGACTTGAATGAATCATCTTTAGAAACGGGACTCATTGATGTCGCCGGGTTTATTGATGAAAGAGGTTTAAAAGTAGCCGCAAGAGGAAGAAAATTAGTAATTCCTGTCAATACGCAATTCATTGCGGACAGAGTTCTAAATTCCCCTCTGCGTAGCAGTACTGCCGATAACGATATCAATGCTATGAAAAACATGGGCATGATTCCGGAAGGATATGTGGTGAATCACTACATAACTGACACGGATGCGTGGTATCTGTTAACGGACGTTCCTAATGGGCTTAAAATGTTTAACAGAGCACCTATCGCAACCTCTATGGAAGGAGACTTCGATACAGGAAACGTTAGGTACAAAGCGAGAGAAAGATACAGTTTCGGCTGGTCTGACGCTCGAGGCATTTACGGCACTGATGGTGCTTAAGCTTTCGCTTAATTAACAGCTTAAAGGGCGCTTTACAGAGCGCCCTTTTTGATTTATAAATTTATTAACCTAGTAATTAATTTAGTTGCGCGGACTGGCTAGGCAGACGGTATAGAGACGGCGTAGCGATAATGGTCTATACGACCAAAGGAGAATAATATGGCTAGAACGACATTTGATGGCCCGGTAAGAACCCTAAGGGGGTTCATTGCAACTGGAAACGTAATGGGGCAAGCAATAGGTGCTGGCACTGTGGATGGTGGAACAGATGTAGCAGGCATTGATAAATATCAAGGCAGAGCAGTAACAATTGGCAACACTACAACTGTTTTCAATTTACCTGAAATAGTTTCAGACACAAACACAACTCCAAATACGTTAAGTACAATTGGACTGGAATATACGTTTTTAATGACTGCAAATTTATCAGGTGAAACTTTTACTTTGAACGCTGGAACAGCGGCAGGTAGATCAACAGCGGATGTATTTCAAGGAACTGCTCAGTATGTTGATACTGGGGATAATTCTATGGAAGGATTCAATGCGGCAGGGGCTGATACTTTAACTTTAGACGGCAGTACACGAGGTGGACTAGGAGGTTCAATCGTTTATTGTAGAGCTGTTGGAGCTAACATTTGGCTTATCCAATGCGCTTTAAATGGTAACGGCACAATGGTTACACCGTGGAGTTAATATTTAATCTAAAAGGAAAAACATTATGACAACTTTAGTTCTAGCAAAAAATGCTACTGCTGGAGATAATAACACCGTAATTAGCGCAAAGCGTGGAAGGCTTCGGGGGTATGACGCGGCGGCATTGCCGACTGATTCAACAACCATCGCCTTTCACGATTGTGCAACCACTGGCGCTATCGCCGGTGGTAATAAAATTATGGATCTTGTTATTCCTGGTGGTGCTAATGCTAATACCTATATTCCAGCGGATGGAGTATTATTTAAAACGGGACTTACAGTAGATGCTGATGCGGAAACAGCAGGCTGCGTAGTCTTCTACACAGAATAAGGAGGCAATATGCCAGAATATTTTAACTCAACTGCTCAAACAAGAGCTGCGATTCAGTCTTCAAAAACTACGAAGTCTTACGGCACTCCTGTTGGACCACGAGGCGTGGTACAAGGCAAAGATACTTCTAAACCGCAAGGACATGTTCCGATGCATAAAAGACTTAAAATGGGTCAACAACCATCTGAAGTTTTTAACGGAGTGAATGGAAAAACCGGTGGCAGATAAAAAGTGGATACAAAAAGCTATTAAAAAACCAGGAGCTCTTCGTCGTTCTCTGGGTGTTAAAAAAGGAAAAAAGATACCTAAAAAAACTTTAGCTAAAGCAGCGAAGAAAGGCGGGAAACTTGGTCAACGAGCTCGTCTGGCGGAAACATTTGCCAAGATGAGAAGAAAACGAGGATGACATGCCGACTTCAGGGACTACAGAATTTAATCTTCAGATTGATGATATAATTGAAGAGGCCTTTGAGCGCTGTGGACTCCAGACGCGAAAGGGATATGATTTAGAAACCGCGCGCCGGTCATTGAACATCATGTTTGCTGAATGGGCTAACCGCGGATTGAACCTCTGGAAAATTACCGAGGGGTCTAAAACATTAGTGGCGAGTCAG